AGATGAACAAATAAGTTACTTGCTTGTCTCCGTTCAGTGTTTATTATTCCTTGTGGGCCTGATGCCGAATATGAATCAAATCTTACTTCTTTACTATTAATTGCGGAAGCTAATTTACCTATTTGTTCATCTGAAATACCACTACTCCTTCCACTTCCACCACCTAAATTAGTACCTGCTATAATGGTATCATCATTGTTTAAAGCAATTGCACCTTTATTTTTAGTAATAAGCATATTATTACCATACATCATATCGTCTGCTGTGCTATATTGAGCAATTGTTGCTCCTAAAGCCGCTACTCCCGCAATTGATGCTGCTAGGCCTAATGGACCAAACTTAGCATTTCCTGAGAAAATTTTAGCTATAGCGTCACCAATTGAAAGTATTTTAGCTGCTTTTAATATAGGGATTATTTTTGCTAATGATGTAACCATTAATAATATTTGTCCTGGCATGCTAGAGAAAAAGCCAAATAGATTACCTGCAAAGTCAACTACAGGAGTCATAAGGGCAGCTAAATTACCTAATGCTGTCTGCATCTTTTCCATAAAGAGGGCTATTTGTTGTTGAGTACTAAGAACTTCTAATCTATCAGCTAACTCTCCCTTACCAATTGCACGGAGTTCTTTTGCGGTTCTGCCCTGAGCTTCTTGTTCTAATAAAGAATCTGCTAACCCATCAGCTGTCATACCAACTGCTTTAGCTAATGCTTCTTGTTGAAGAACATTCATAGCACCAAACTCACTAAAATTAATATTTTGACGAGCTATTTCATCTGCGACTCCTGCTAAATCACCTTGTAATGCTAAAGCTCTGGCTCTTTCAAGATTGAGTTGTTTTCCTGTGAGTAACTCAGCCTCAAGTTCATTTCCTATGCTACTTTCAAAACTAAGTAATTGTTTAGAAGCATCTGCTATATTGTTTATTTCTAAACCTAATAATTTGGCTTTAGTAACTGCTTCAGCTATAAGCGCTGGATTAGATCCTAAATTGGCTCTTACTTGTCCAGTTACTTTACCAGTAGCCTCAAGTATTTCTTTATTATTTAAAGCGATTCCACTTGCTCGTTGTAAGGCAAATGAAGTACCAAGTGCATTTTCTTCTACAGTCCTAAATTCTTGCCCACTAATTAGTGCTTGTTGTGCTAAACTACCAGCAGCTTCACTAGATAAACCAACTATTTCAGTTAATTTTGAGAATGTTGTAAGTAATTCACCACTAAATACTGCCGCAGTTCCTAATTGAGAATTTAATTCTGTGTTTGCTTTTGCTATTCTAACAGAGTTAACAGCAACATCATTAGAAGTAAAAGCAATTGCAGCAAATTCGGTTTTAACACCCATAGCTTCAAATCTACTAAGATTTAAACCTTTTTGTAGTTTATTAATCTCATTATTAACTATAAATAGTTGCCTAACAAATTCTGCAGCTATAGCCTTAGCTATAACCATAACTCCTTGTTTTAAAGATTCTGTAAAGTCTTTTCCTTCTAAGGCAGCCTGTCTAATTGCCGCACTAGCTCCTTTAAAAGTACCACTTAGTTTTCCTAAACCAGGAATTATTGAGGTAATATTACCTAGTTTATCAAAAAATTGGGTTTTTTGGTTAAGTTTTTCGTTAAAATCAGCAGCCTCGGATAAACTTTTAGCTAATAATTTAGAAGCTTCAGCGGCATCAAATGTTCTTTTTGCAGCAATTCCCAACTCATATTTAATTTTGCCTACAGTTCCAACTTGTTTTTGTAATATTTCATCAACTTTTCGAGTAAGAGTTCCCGATCTAGATAATTGTTCAGCAGCTTGTCTTTGTAAAGTTTTTGTAGAAGCAGTTCCATTTTTAACTCTTTCTATAGCTTCAGCTAATTTTTCACTATCCTTATATCCTCTACCTATTTCTTTAGTAAGATTTCTAAAAAGATCACTACTATCTCCTATTTCTCTTCTAATATTTCGAATCTCAGTTCCAATACTTTGAAAAGCATCTTGAGCACTTCTAGCATTATCTCCTAAGTCACCTAAATTTTTGCCTATTGTTTCGTCTGCCATATTAGATTATATATGTTATAAATATAGAAAAACGAAAGGTGCTTGCGCACCTTATCGTTTATACTTGGATTCAGCTTCTTTTTGAGCTTCCTCTTGTGCATCTTTTTGTTTTTTAAGGTGTTCATTTATTCTATGGATAGAATATCTTCTTAAGTATATAGGCATATTATATACTTCAGAATAACTAAAACCACCACCACCATGATACGCTAAATCGTGTACTTCATTGTACACTACCATTTTATATTCAGACGTCAGGCCAAAAAAAGTTAATGTTTAATGGCACGTTGACCCCTCTCTGTATTTCTCCATTTTCGTCTTCATAGTCAAATGTCATATCAACATCTGGCTGTATTTGTTTAACGTATTCACGGAGTGCTCTGCTATCCCTAGCGAGCAATTGGTTATCTACAAAGTTGCGTACTGTTTTACGCTCATAATCACCATCTAATGATAGTATCATATATTTTAGGCGAGTAGTTAATTCACCGGCTTCTTGCTTCATTTTTTTAAGACCTTTAAGCTCTTCTTCGATTTTTCTTTCGTCCGAGTGAGTTAAAAACTTAAATGTAATTGGTTTTTTTATAACAGGAAGAGTAAAAGCAAACTCATTATGGTTAGGTTTAATAAGGTGTTTAGGATCTAATTCCTTATCTTCTAATTCTGTAAGATCAATGTTATGGTTTTCACCATTCATATCAAATGAGTATTCTTTACCATAACCCAATACTCTAGCGGCAATCAATAGGGCATTTTTATCACCTACTACTAAATCACTATAATTGATGGGTGATATTATGAGTGATTGTAATAATTTATCTATTACAGTACCTTTTTTAATGTAGGTTTCATTTGTGAGTATATCCTCTTCTTTTGCAGTCATATATTTCATCTCAACAGTACCTTTGGTAAGGGGACTATCAGCTGGATATATTAGACCTTTAGAGGGTAAACTTACTTCCTCGGTGGGAAACATTGTTTTATTTTCTTCCATAACTTATTAATATGTTTGCATATACATATATGATAGGGAAAGGGGATCGCAAAAGCAATCCCCTCTCTTTAAAATATTTGGCGAATATTAGTAGTTCAATATGGCGTAATCCATAGAAATTGTTAATTGGATTTCCATTGGGGCTGAAGAGCTCCAATCTCCTTGTCCAAAGGATGCGTTTTGGATAAAGGCACCTTTCAATACCCATTCCTCAACTACGTCTCCTACAGGACCTAAAGTATGGAATCTAACTTCTTTCTTATAGAAATCAGAATAACCATCTCTACCAGTTACTGATTCGTGTGATAATCTAACCCATTCCATTACGGCTTGGGCACCTGATGGTGTTACAGGATCATAGAGAGTAACACTGATATCAGACCAATCTGATTTACCCTTTACTTTTCTTTTCTTATTGATGTGTTCTAACACAACAACTTCGTTAGTGTATTTAGGGCGTTCTGCATTTTTTACGAGATATGCAGGGATACCATCTATTTGGAATAGAAATCTGTTCTGTAATTTAGGCTCGTATGCCTGATAGAACATTTCTGTTGAACTTAATATTGCCATTTTTAGTGTTGTTTATTCGTTTGTTATAAATATATTACTCTCCAAAAGTAGCTCCAGTAGGTAAGATAGTAAAGTCGAGAATTACAAATTCTGCGGTTTTCGTTGGTTGGAGTAATACTTGGCCAACTAATTGATTTCTGTCAATCACGTCTGGTGAGTTATTAGACTCATCCATTATAACGCGGAAGGCATATAATCCTTGTTTTTGTTGTACGCTTTCAAGATATGGGTTAACAACATTCAGGAATCTGTTTCTTGTATTTGCTGTGTTTTGTTCAAATACGAGTCCTTTAGCTGTGTCTCCAACAAAGTTTTTCAATGCGATTAATAGTCTTCTGACGTTGATACGATCAAGTGCACTTGATTTTTTCTGGAGTGTCTTTTGACCAAATGCTACAACACCATTTCTTGGGAATGTTGCAATTGGGTTAACTCTTGCATCATATAATGTATCACGCATTCCTGATGTTAATTTAACTTCAGCTCTGTTAACATTTAATCCACCTCTGTTTAAACCTGCAGGTGCAAACCATGGGGCAGCTACTCTATCGTTATATGCGTAAACACCTGGCATAACTGTGGATGCTGGTGTAAATACGTCTCTACCTAATTCAGCACTTCGTGTTTTAACCCAGGGCCAATAGCTACCTGCGAAACTTGTATTAAGGTTATTTGTTTGCAATGTAACATTAGCAATAGTTTCACCATACCCAACTAAATCACCTACAAAGAACGTGTCTCCTCTATCTTCAGCTAATTCTACTAAACTATTAAAAGTTGTAGAATGATCTTTATAGTTAATACCTGGGGCTGAAATCAAATTGAATCTAAAATCATCAGTGTTCTTGAGAATTTTAACTGCTTGAGTATAATCACCTGTGCTTAATCCTTGGATTGCTGATGTTCCACTACCAATATTTTCAAAATATAATCCAGCAGTACCGCTTGGTAAAATATCTCCGGTTCCAGTTGCAAAAGCTCCTGAAGTTGGTAATGGTAAAGATGCTGAGTAGGATCTAGTTCCGTCTGTGTTTACAGTGCCATCTGAATTAAAATAATCAGGTGTTTGTTTATTTACATTAGAAACATAAACATATCGTGAACGAGTGGGAAAATCACCATTTAACTTAATTAATGGTTGGAGTGGGTCAGTATTAGTATCTACAGATAAGAACTGGTTTCCAATTACTTTTTCAACATAATTATCGGCTTTAGGATCTAATGATAAACCGGTGTATGTTTCTAGAATTGTTTTACTTCTTAAATTATCATCACCTCTTCTAATTGTAAGGGCAAATGTACCTTGGTTATCATTTACATTAGAAACTTCCCACCGTAAATTATCTTCCGAACCAGATGTTAATGAACTATCTGATAATTGAGCTATATTATCGGGGTCTAAATCCCCAGCACTATTAAATTTAAGACCTTCACCTATAGTTTTGAGGGTGAATGAAATATTAGCATTGTCATTTATAGCTGTGATAGTAGAAGCACCCCCACCAAATGTGGCTACAGTGTCTAATCCACCAACACCAACAACTGCAGTAAGTAAATCAGATACTGATCCAGTTTGGATGTTAAATCCATTTATTGTGGCTCCAACAGTTGAAGAAGATAAAAATAAAGTATCACTAGTAACAGATGCTGTAAGTCCAATTAATGAAGAGGATGCATTAATAACTGTAACTAAATTAGTAAAATCAGCTCCTGTGTAACGTACAAAATCAATTCCGTTTGTACCAGCCTTATATAGATCAGAAGACCCACTATAAGCAATAAGTGAAATCTCACCTGAAGCGTTAGTTACTCTAAGTCCTTCATCACTAGCTGGTAAATTACCAGTAAAATTTAAAGAAGAGGTTGAATTAGTACCCGTAGCACTTCCTGAATTGGCTAGAACTCTTGTAGAAGTAGCACTAGCAAATGTCCCAGGTGTTACTCTAGTTACTAAAAGGGATCTTCCCCCTTCAGCGAAATATTTTTGAGCGCTAATTGATGTTAAAAATTCATATTGGTTACTACCAGATAAAAAGGTGGTTCCAAATTTTTCACGGTAGTCACCAAATGAGGTAACTATTGTGGGGATTTCTACGGGTCCTGTTACGGTTGGACCGACAAGAGCAGCTCCTACCTCAACGGGTGCGGAAGCTACAAATGAACGATCATTTTCTCGTTGGAGAACGCCGGGTGATACTAATGTTTCAGCCATATCTTGTGTTGTTTATTTGTAATAAATATCGAAAAAAATTGCCAGCAGGTTAATGCTGGCAATAAATATAAAAGATATTTTAAAAAAATGTTACTCTTCAAGCTTTACGAATACTCCTTCTTCTAGGTTTACTTCGCCCTTACCATATTTTTCAAATAATTCTTTAGATATTGTACTTTCCGTAGAATACATTTCATTAAATTGCTCAGCGAGTTGATTTAATTGTCGTTTAATGTTATCTTCTGCGATACCAATTTGTCCTCTTTGAAAGGTAAGTTCGCTTGATTTGACACGGAGATCATTTAATTGGGTAATCTCTTCAGTGTCGAGTTTTACAGTGTTAGATTTTTTTACAGCCATAACTTTTAATTTTTTTGTTTAGATATACGTATGTAATACTTTTTAAAGAACCAAAAGATTTAATAGGGCTTTGTAGAGTCTAATTGATTAGATATACTACTTGGGAGAATAAATTCAGTAGCACCACTATTAACTTGACTATGATATTCATCCCGTATTAATGTAAGTACAGTATTAACCCATACTTTATTTTCTCCTGTTAAAGCAGCATTACGCTGCATTTGTTCATCTGCGTATGATAAGATGATAAGTTTACATTGTTCTTCCATTTTTATATTTAAATTGTTATATTAAGTTGTTCTGTATCTGTTGATTTTGATTGGCTGCTAACTAATATAAGATAATCTTGAGTAAAAGCTTCATTATTAGCTCCTTCTATAGAAATAGTTAAATCAGATCCCCCATCATAACTAGGGTTAATTATTACCCCCGCACTTAATATACTTCTTGGGGTTGAACCCATATATAATGTAAGGTAATCATTATATTGACCAGTGTGAGTACCTAAGTTCCACCAACCTGAATTCGCATCGGAATCAAATGCTTTGAAGGGCGCATAACCACCAGTAGTACCCTGAAAGGCATAATTAGCGTCAGCTACATATGGAGAAGGTGCATTATTAGCAGTCATGTTTGGAGGGTAAGATGTTGCACTAGCTCTATTACTGTATACATCATCGTAAAATCTTACGTCTTTAGTATACGTGTGGTCACCTGTTCCATGTAACTGGTATCTCCAATAAGTTCTTGCATTATCCCCCCTGGTATAACTTCCAGTTACTAATGAACTTGATGCCAATCCAAAGTCTTGTACCTTAAGGGAAAATGTACGAGTACCTGCAGTTCCCCCATCTACCCATGTTAACTTTCCATTTGTTTGATCATAAGACATGGATGTAGTAGGGGTTACTAAAACACTACCAGATTTAATTTCACAAAACACAGCTAAATTTAAACCCCCATCAGTATATGAAGCCGTATTTGATATAGTTAGTGTTTGGTCTGAATATTGGGTTGCT